ATACCTGAATACATATACCATTCAGGAGATACAAATACTTATATTAGAATGACCACTGATGCTATCACATTAAGAGGTGGTGGTGTAGACTTACTTAATCTTGTAGAAGCTAGTACTAATTTTGTTGATCTTGGTGCTGAACTAAGAATGAGTGGTACTACAATTTTAAATACTAGTAATTATATTGGAAATATAGATAGATTATATTTAGATGGCAATTTTAGTGGTACTTACTTAACTAATTCTTCATCAGATGGTACAGGATATTTACAAGTACAAACTTCTAGTGGTTATGTAAGAATTGGTCCAGGTAATAGTACTTATTCTCATTTCTATACAGACAGAAGTAAATATTATTTCAATAAGCCTGCGCATTTTGATGGTGGAATGATTACTTCTCATAATGAAGATTTTGATATAAGAAGAGCAAATAGTACATCCCATGAAATTACTCTAAAAGAAAATGAACTATGCTTTGCAGATGGATATGATCTCAAAATGTTCCAATCATCAAATACATCTGGGGCGAATATACATATGCCACGAGCTGGTGCTATGACTTTCTATGGAGATACAAGTGTTCATCATTGTATAAGATCAGCAAATCAGAGTAATAGTGAAGCTGATGATATAATGATTAGTTCTTATGGAGCTATATATTTTGATCTTGATTCTAATAATAATAATACATCAGGTGCAGACTTTATAATTGGTCGACATAATTCTACTTCAGCTAATCTATTCGAAGTAGATGGAGAGAATGGTCAGGTAATCTCTGCTAACGATGTCACAGCTTTTGGTTCACCATCAGATATTAGACTCAAGGAAAATATAGAAGTAATTGCTGATCCAATAGAAAAAGTATTAAAACTTAGAGGTGTTACATTTAATTATAAAGACACTGGTAAAAAATCAACTGGACTTATTGCACAAGATTTAGAAGAAGTCTTGCCAGAAGTTGTTTATGAATCACATGATATAAACAATAAAGAAGATAAATTTAAAGCAGTTAGATATGGTAATACTGTAGGTTTATTGGTTGAAGCAATAAAAGAACAACAAACTATTATAAATAGATTAGAAGAAAGAATTAAAAAACTCGAGGGAGAAGATAATGGCGATTAATAAAACAGTAACAATCGAAAGAATTGAAGTCTTTCCACCTACATCAGATGATGTTAATACAAATGCTGGTCATGAATCATTGCATATTGTAAGCTTAATTAGTTTCACTGGTACAGGACAAAACGCATCTGATGTTGATTTACCTATGACAAATACTGTTAGTAAACATCTTTATTACTATTCAGATGTTGCAAATGGTACAAAAACTTCAGTTGTAGGAGAAGACGCATTAGTACAGACTGTCGCAAATGCAGTTTGGAGTTAGTAGAAAATGGCAAAACCAAATAGTAAAGATACATTCAAAGATTATTGTCTAAGACAATTGGGTGCACCTGTCATTGAGGTAAATGTTGATGATGACCAATTAGATGATAGAGTAGATGAAGCTTTACAATATTATCAAGAATATCATACAGATGCAACTGAAAGATTTTTCTTAAAACATAAAGTAGTTGGAACAGTATTAGCATTTACTGGATTATCAGGTACATTCCAAGTTGGAGAAACTGTAACTGGTGGAACATCTGGAGCAAAGGCTGTAATTAAAAAAATAGTTGGTGCTACACTAATATATAAAGTATTAGACGATGATGATATATCGTTCCAAGCAAATGAAACTATGACTGGGGGTGACTCAGGGGCCACAGCAACCATTACTAGTATTACTATTGGTGATTTTGAGAATAAATATATTACTACAAATGAGCTAATTCAACAAGTGGTTCAGGTTATGCCAATAAGAGAAACCGTTACTTCAAACGATATGTTTGATGTGAGGTATCAAATACATTTACATGATCTTTATAATCTAGGGTTTATGGGTAGTCTTGCTGAATATGTTATGAGTATGCAATATCTTGATATGTTAGATAAGGTTGTAGACACAGATCATAAATCAATAGGATTTGAAAAACATAAAAATCAATTAAAGATATTTATGGATTGGGACGAAGAATTAAATATAGATGATTATATTGTTGTAGAATGTTATAGAATTATAGACCCAGATACTTATACAGATGTATATAATGATTATTACCTTAAAAAATATGCAACCGCTTTAATCAAAAAACAATGGGGTCAGAACCTATTGAAGTTCGAAGGTATGCAAATGCCAGGTGGAGTCACGTTTAATGGTCGACAAATATATGATGATGCAATCGCCGATATTGAAAAGTTAGAAGAAGAAATGCGACTGAATTGGGAAGACCCAGTTGATTTCTACAGTGGATAAGATATGCCAAGAAATGTTTATTTTTCACAGTCCGTAAAGTCTGAACAAAATCTTTACGAAGACCTGATAATAGAATCACTAAAAATATATGGACAAGATGTCTTTTATATTCCTCGTGTGCTTGTCAATAGAGATAATATATTAGGTGAGGACCCAGCCTCAAGCTTTGATGATGCTTATTTGATCGAAATGTATATAGAAAATATTGATGGGTTTGAAGGGTCAGGTGATTTATATTCTAAGTTTGGTTTAGAAATACAAGACGATGTTACCTTTGTGGTATCAAGAAAAATGTGGAATCAAGGTATTGGTAAATTTAGTACTAATACAATAAATCCAAGACCACAAGAAGGTGATTTAATCTTCTTGCCAATGACTAATACATTTTTTGAAATAGATTTTGTAGAACACGAAGACCCATTCTATCAATTACAAAAATTACCAACCTATAAGCTTAGATGTACTAAGTTTGAATATAGCGACGAGAAGTTTGATACAGGTATTGCAGAAATAGATGATGAAATAGCAGAAGATACTTATAAGATCACTATGGATATAGCAACTACTAATAGTCAATTCCCTGAGGTTGGTGAGATAGTAAGACAAACAATATCAACTGGTGTTCAAGTATTTGGTGAGGTAGTCGAAAGAACTAAAACACAGGCTACTTCTGGACAATTAAAAATACAAAACGTTGGAGTCACAGGCTCTAACGATTTCAAAGATTTCTTGGTTGATGCAACAAAACCACTTGTCGGAGATACTTCAACTGTAAGTGTCACAATAACAAAAATATATGGATTAGCTGATACGACAGGTGAAGCATTTATAGACGATGGAGCAGCTCAGAATATAGAATTTGAAGCATTTGAGTCTGGCTTTATTGATTTCAGCGAAAGTAATCCATTTGGAGAACCATAATGTTTGGAGATCATTTTTATCATGCCACTATGCGAAAATCTGTAGCAGTATTTGGTACACTATTTAATGACCTTAAAGTTGTTAGAAAAGCTTCAGGTGGTGGAGTATTAAATCAAATAAGAGTACCATTAGCCTATGGACCTAAAGAAAAGTTTTTAGCTAGACTAGATCAGGCTACACAATCAGATGCGTCTATTGCAATTAAATTACCAAGGATGGCATTTGAAATAACAAGTTTAAGTTTAGATACTAGTGCTAAATTAAATAGAAGAAATGCTATAGCAGAAGATAATGTTAGTGATGTAACTAAAAAGAAAGTAATCAAACACTATACTTCATACGATATTGGTATGAGTTTATCAATTATGACTAAGAACCAAGATGATGGTTTACAAATAGTAGAACAGATATTACCTTATTTTCAACCTGAGTATTCAGTCACAATAAAACCAATAGATGGCTTTAATCATAAACAGGATGTTCAAGTTATATTACAAGATGTAAGTATTGAAGATAACTATGAAGGTGACTTTACAGAAAGAAGAGTTTTAGTTTATAATTTAAATTTTATTATGAAGATGAAGTTTTATGGACCTACTGGTGATTCAAAACTTATTAGAGAAGTTAAACTTGATTTTAAAGATAAAGATAATATAACAAGAACTTTTGAAGAAATGGATTTTACAATTAATCCTACTTCAGCAGGTGAAAATGATACTCACACAGTTGTGACCACAATCACAGAAGGTGGATAATGAGTAAAGATAAGATAATGAAAAATTTAGAAAAGAATGTCCCTGCAATAAAGGAAAATAAACCTTTATCGCTCAATAAAGACGTCAAAGATGATTATGATTTTTCTAGGAGAACGTATAAAGATTTAATTACGGTCGGTACTAGGTCCTTAGATGTTTTGGCTGAACTCGCACGTGAGAGTGAACACCCACGAGCCTTTGAAGTTTTATCAAAAAGTATCAAAGATATCGGTGATACTACCGAGAAACTAATGAAACTACAGAAAGATAAAGAAGATTTAAAGAAAGTTCAAGACACAGCAAAGAAAGTTACTAATAATAATGTATTCGTTGGTAGTACTACCGATCTACAAAGAATGTTATTAGATAAGGACAATGTGATAGATGCAAAGAGTAAAGAATAACGAATTTGGATATTTAGGAAATCCCTCAGTTAAACGTGATGGGGTTGAGGCTTCTTTTACAAAAGAAGAAATAAAAGAATATGCCAAGTGTATGAAAGACCCTGTCTATTTTGCTAAGAAGTATATTAAAATTATTTCTTTAGATGAAGGTTTAGTACCTTTTGAAATGTACCCTTATCAAAAGAAGATGTTTAAACATTTCAATAATAATAGATTTAGTATTGTTCTTGCATGTAGACAATCAGGTAAATCAATATCATCAGTTGTTTATCTCTTATGGTATGCAGTCTTTCACCCAGAAAAAACAATTGCAATATTAGCAAACAAAGGTGCAGTTGCTAGAGAGATGTTAGCTAGAATTACTTTGGCTTTAGAAAACCTTCCATTCTTTTTACAACCAGGGTGTAAAGCATTAAATAAAGGTAGTGTTGAATTTAGTAATAATAGTAAGATTATCGCATCAGCCACATCTGGTAATTCTATAAGAGGTTTATCTATTAATTTATTATTCTTAGATGAGTTTGCCTTTGTAGAAAATGATGCACAATTCTATACATCAACATATCCGGTTGTCACGGCTGGTAAAGATACACAGATTATAATTTGTTCTACAGCAAATGGTATAGGTAATGTATATCATAAACTATGGGAAGGGGCTGTACAAGAAACAAATGAATTCAAACCATTTAGAGTTGATTGGTGGGATGTACCAGGAAGAAATAAAACTTGGAAAAAACAAACCATAGCTAATACTTCTGAATTACAGTTTGAACAAGAATTTGGTAATACATTTCATGGAAGAGGTAATACACTAATAAGTGCAAATCATTTATTAGCTCAAAAGAGTAAAGAACCTATGTGGTTTAAAGAAAATGTTTTTGTATATGCTGAACCAGAAGAAGGTCATGAATATGTTATGACTGTAGATGTCTCTAAAGGTAAAGCACAAGACTATAGTACATTTAATATTATAGATGTCAGTACAAAACCTTTTGAACAGGTATGTGTATTTCGTGATAATAATATATCACCTATGTTATTACCAGATATAATATACAAATATGCAAAAACATATAATGATGCTTATGTCATTATAGAAAGTAACGATCAAGGGAGTGTAGTCTGTAATGGATTATATTATGAATTAGAATATGAAAATATGTTTGTTGAGTCTACAGTAAAAGCCAACGCTTTAGGGGCGACGATGACCAAAAGAGTTAAGCGAATAGGTTGTTCTACTGTAAAAGATTTGATCGAGCAAAATAAGGTCAAGATACATGATGCACAAACAATTGTTGAGATGAGTACCTTTGTTTCAAGAGGTAATAGTTGGATGGCACTCCCACCTAATCATGACGACTTAATGATGAATCTTGTATTATTCTCATGGTTTGTCACAACTGATATATTCGAATCGTTGACTAATATTGATATGAAGAATATGTTATATAAAGAAAGATTAAAAGCAATACAAGATGATATGTTACCATTTGGTTTTATTGAGGATGGTAATTCTAATAATGATAAATATATAAAAGACGAAGAAGGAAATATCTGGTTCGAGGAAAAACAATGGAAGGGTTCAACGACTTTTTAACAGAAAAAGTAGATAAAAAAGAAATGCAGAAATTGCATGTGGTTATACTCGGCCTTGGTGACGAGGAAGGAACCTTTGCAGATATCGTACAAAAACTATCTAAAAAATATAATATATCACATACTATGATAGATGTCAATGAAGCTTACATAGCTTCTAGTGATGTTGAGATTGGTGAAGTTCTAGTTAAGAATATAGATGGTAAAGATAAAGATGCCACAATCAGTATGCATGATTCTCTTGTATTTGTAAGGGCTGGTGCAGTTAAAAATCTTACATCTCAAGCTTTAGTATCTTCTTTACAAACAATTGGATTCTTTCTAGTTAATGATTTAGAAGCTATGTTATTATGTGATAACAAGATGGCATCAACAGTTGCCTTAGAAAGAAATAATATTCCTGTACCAAGAACATCAATTATTAATAATATTAAGAGTGTAGAAGATGCCCACAAAAAGATTGGTGGTAAATTTCCAGTTATTATTAAAACACTAAAAGGTACTCAAGGTATCGGTGTTTCAAAGGTAAATGATATGAGTTCACTTACATCAGTGGTTCAGTCATTATGGAAGTTTGATGCTGATCTTCTTATACAAGAATACTTTGATTTAAAATCAGATATAAGAACATTATTAGTTGGTAATAATATAATAGCTAGTGCAGAGAGAAAGAAAGTAGATAATAAAGAGTTTAGAAACAATGTACATTTAGGTGCTGAAACTTTACCATATAAACTATCAGACGAAGAGAAAGAATTAGTAATCAATGCAGCAAGAACCAGTGGTGCACATTATTGTGGTGTAGATCATTGTAAGATAGATGGTAAATATTATATCTTAGAAATCAATGGTTCACCTGGTATTAGATCACACTTCATGGGATATAATCCAGAAGATAATAAACCAACAGGAAAGAAAGTTACTGATGTAGATGTATTAGAAACAGTATTATTATGGTTTAGTGAAGAAAAGAACAGAAAACCTTTTATGAGACAAGAGGTTGGATATATTGAAAGTATCATGTTAGATGGTTTTGATAAAAATTTAATTAGAGCAAAGTTCGATACTGGTAATTCAGCATCAGCAACTATGCTACATGTAGATAAATTAGAAATTGATGGTGATGTCGCTAAATGGAAAAAGAATGGTTTATCATTTGAAAGCGAAATCGTTGATCTATCATATCCTAGAAGAGGTGGTAAACCTTTTGATACTAGACCAGTGATAGAACATGGTATTACCTTCAATAATAAAAAATATAATATAGAAATAGGACTCACAGAAAAAGACACAGCTAGTGAAATGTTGATTAATAGAAAAACTATGACTAAATTAAGAGTTGCGGTCAATCCAAATAGGCGATATATCGTTAGTGATTACGCCGGTCAAGATGACGATTACACCAAAGACTAGGTGTTAAAAACACTTTAATTATAAATAATAGTATTGAATATTCGTATTATGAAACATATTAACTAACTCAAAAAATAGAGGATAAAGCGATGGCATTTCAAGTATCACCAGGCGTCAGGATAAAAGAAGTAGACGCCACCAATGTTGTTCCAGCTGTTTCATCATCAATTGGTGGATTTGTAGGAGCATTTAATTGGGGACCGGTTGAGAAAGTCCAACTGATAAGTTCGGAGAACAAATTAGCAGAGACATTTTATCAACCAGACGATAACACCGCAAAATACTTTTTACCAGCAGCAGGATTTCTAAAATATGGAAATGCACTGAAGGTAGTTCGTGTAGTTGATTCAAGCGCAAAGAATGCTCACTCAGAGGGTTCTGGCTCGAATAACCAAACAGCGGTGACTATTAAAAATGATGATGACTATGATTCTCAAGTTGACGGTTTACACGCCAGCATTAATTGGGTAGCAAGATTCCCTGGATTATTAGGGAATGGCTTAAGAGTAGAAATATGTCCAGCACACGCAAGTTCATTTAATGGTTGGGCTTATGCAGGTCAATTTGATTCTGCACCGGCAACAAGTGTACAAGCGGCAGCAGCAGGTAAAACAAATGATGAAATTCATGTAGTTGTTTTAGATAAAGATGGTTTAATTTCTGGTACACAGAATACAGTATTAGAAAGATACGCTCATGTATCATTACTATCTGATGTTAAAGATAGCTCGGG